CCGCACACGGAGCGGGCTACCTCACCGCCCTGATAGGCCAGGAGGTGGAGTGGGTGGCCGCCGAAAACGCCTGCCCCCACTGCCGCCAGTACCACGGGAAGCGCTTCCTGGTAGTGGCGCCGGACTACCCCGGAAAGGACTTCCATGCGCACCTTTGGCCGGGGAAGACGAATATAGGGCGCTCCTTTTCCCTCTACACCGCCACCGGGAAGAGGAGGACGGAGGGGGAGCTGGCCGGGCCCGCCCTCCCCGCGCACCCGCACTGCCGGTGCCGGGTGGTGCCGGTGGTGGGGGGGAAGGAGGGCGACCCAGTGATGGAGCGCATCCGCAAGCTTCTAGCCTCCCAGTGACCCCTCGAGGCCCCTACAACGAGGGGGTGGTGGACCTTTTGGGGCTCGCCCTCATACTTTTAGCCTGGCTCACGTCCGGGCCCTCGGACCGGGTGGAATGGGCCTGGAGCGTGGGGCTTTCCATCGGCTACGGGCCGGACGGGGTGGCCCCGGCCCTAGTCCTTGGGGTGGACCCTGCCCTCATTCGGGAGCGCCCCGCCCCCGCCTTCTATGGGTGGCGGGAGGGCTGGACGTGTGGCTACACGGACGGGTGGAACGTCTGGGTTCACGAGCACGAGCCGTGCCGGGACATGCTACTTCACGAGCTCCAGCACGTCCAGCAGAGGCGGGCACTGGGGTGGGTCACATGGGCCCTCTGGGGCCTAACAGGGGAGACCGAGGCTACCCCCCGCTGGACGGCAGAGGGGATGCGGGTCCCCCACGGGATGGAAGCACCCCTATTCCGGCTGGTCATTCCCCTGCGGTGGGGGGAATGACCCCGGGGGCGGAGTAGAAGGGAGCTATGAGGCTCGCCGAATGGCTCATTTTCGCCAAGGCCCGGCTTCAGGCCCTCTTCCCGCTCCCGCCGCGCCCGCGTGGCCCCAAGGGCCCCCCCAGGCCCGGCCTGGTGCCCCAAAAGAGGACGGTCCAGCGCGGGGGGAAGACCCACGAGCAGACCTACTACATCTCCCCTGAACGGGCCAAGGCACGGGAAAAGAAGCAGAAGCAGGCCCCGCCCCCGCCGCCTAGGGATGAGGTCCCGCCCCTCCTGGCCCTAATAGAGGAGGCGGCCCGGAAGCTGGAGGGCCGGGCTAAGGAGGCCCCCGCCCCTCCTAAGAGAGAGGCGGTAGGGCCCTCTAAAAAGGAAGAGGTCCCCCCGCTTTTGGCCCTCATAGAGGAGGCGGCCCGGAAAATGGGGGCCCCTACTCCAAAGCAGGAAAGAAGGGCCCCCAGTCCTGGGCAAGCCCCTAAACGGGAAGAGGGAGCGGCCCGGCCCGCCGCCTCCCGGGAGGCCCCCCAGGGGGAGGAGCGCATGCCGGAGCGGGTGCGGAGGGCCCTCGAGGAAGCCCGCCCCGCCTTGGAGAAGGCCCGGAAGGCCTGGGAAACCCTTCGGAAGACCGCCCAGGTGTTGGACATGCCGAATATAGCCTTCCCGGAGAGCATGTTCACCCTCAAGCCGCCCCCGCCGCCTAAGGAGGCCTTCCGCCGGATCATGGAGGAGGCCCTTTCGCACCCCAAGGGCTACTTTATCCTTCCCAGCGTCAAGGACCTTGCCTCTACCGCTCGGGGGGCAAACTTGGCCCCCAGTCCAGAACACGTGCCGCCCCACGTCTACAACTGGAACGTGTATACGCGGTTGGGGGATGAGTGGAGAGGGCACTTACTGGGGGGCATAGATAGAGCCTCGGACTTTATCACAAGGACGGCGAAGAAGATGGCCAGAGCAAAGGACCGAGGGCGGGCACTGCACCTTATGGACGTCCTTCACATGTGGGTGCGCCGTTTGGACGATACCCTTCGTGACTACGAGGAGACCATGAACGCCATGTCTGCCCTCGAGCTGGGGAGCCCTGAGGAGCTGGCCCAGCGGGTGGTCTCGGAGGCCCATTCTGAGCTCCAGTCCCAGGTGGCCGAAGGCGAAAAGGCGGTGCAGGAGGCCTGGGAAAACCTTTCCCCCCGCTTTCAGAAGGCGCTTGAGCACGCCTTTGGCCCCCGGTATGTGGAGGCCGGGGGCCCTATCGGTGGGGCCATCCGGGCCCTAGGGGAGGCGCTGGAAAGCCCGGAGGTCCGGAGGAGGCCGAACCTCCGCCGGGAGCTGGCGGAGAGCCTGTATGAGCTGGAGAAGAGGGCCCGGGAGGCCCTATACTGGCTCCAGCACCCCCCAAAAAACCTCATGAGCTATGCGGATGCCTTCCGCGCCCTGGAGCGCATGGGCCGGGAGGCCAGATCGGGGGTCTTCCACTCCCTGGGGGGTGAGGCCCTGGAAGAGGTCCGGGGCATAACCTCCGCCCTCGAGGGCATTCGCCTAGGGGACCTGGAAAGCGCCGCCCTCACCCTTGCGCAAGCCAAGGATGGGCTAAATGAGTGGCCCCGCCAGGGTTTGGACGGGGTGAAGCGGCTGTTTGTGTACCTTCACAATCTCCGCACGCGTGACGTCCCTGAGCTCCTAGAGCACGCGGGGCGGCGTGGCCAGGCGGAGATGGCGAAAGCCGTGGCCGCCCTCGAGGGACTCCTCCTCTCCCACAGGAGACGCGCCGCCCGCTACTACGTGAGGGGGTGAACGCATGAGGCTGATCGAGTGGCTCACGCTGGCCAAGGCCCAGGTCCAGGCCCTTTTCGGGCTCCCCCACATTCCGCCTCCGAAGGGGTCCCCCCGCCCCGGGCTCATTCCTCAGAAGAAAACGGTCCGCCGGGGGGGGAAGACCCACGTGCAGACCTACTACGTGAGGCCGGACCGGGTGGCCCCGCGCAAGGACCCGATGCCGGGGAAGCCCGCCCGGGATAAGAGGGAGACGCCGCCCCTCCTGGCCCTCCTGGAGGAGGCGGCCCGGAGGCTGGAGCCCCCCGCCCCTAAGCAGGAGAGGAGGGCTCCCGCCCCCGCCGAGCCGCCCCCCCTTTTCGCCCTTCTAGAGGGGCCCGCCCCATCTTCCCCCGCCCCCAGGGAGGGGCTCGCCCCATCCCCCACCGCCCCCAAGGAGGAGGGGAGAGCCCTCCAGAAGCCCGCGCCTCCCCCCGCTCCCTCCATCCCAGAGGAGGCCCGGGAAGCCCTGGAGGAGGCCCAGAAGACCTGGAAGCTCCTGGAGGAGCTCCGCCAGAAGGGCAAGACCCGCATCACCTACCCCGCCGAAGACTTCACCATCTCCCCTCCTCCTTCCCCGGAAGAGGCCTTCCGCAAAATCGCCGATCTGGCCCTTTCCCATCACCGGGGGTACCGGGTCCACCCGGACCTGGCGGACCTGGAGACCACACACTACTACGAGCGGCAAAGCATCAGCGGTGAGAATGACACCCCTCCCCTTTTCGTAGCCTGGGGGCGTCTGGCGCGCGCGAAAGCCCGTTCCTCTAATAGCTGGTGGGACCACTACGTCGTGGGAGAGGACTGGGTTCGGTCAGTCCTGGGCGAGATAAAGGATAGAGCCCAGAGGGCCCAGGAGAGCCTGAAGCGTCTGGCCCGGGTCAAGACGTGGGAGTCCAAGTGGCGTGAGGAGCACAGCCTTCACTACCTCCTCTCCCAGCTGGGGAGCTGGCTCCGCATCTATGAGGACGCCCAGACCGCCCGCGCCGCCCTCCAGCTGGGGGACCCCTACGAGCTGGCGGAGCGGATTTTTTCCGAGGCGCGCTCCCGCGTGGCGCGCCGTGCGGATGAGGTGGAGAAGCTGGCCTGGGCCGGGTGGGAGAAGCTTTCCCCGAGCCTCGAGCGGGCCCTGGAGGCCCTCCTGGGGGGGCGGTACGTCCAGGCTGGGGGGCCCATCGGTGGGGCCATCCGGGCCCTGGGGGAGCTCCTGGAGGACCCGGAGATCAAGCGCCGCCCCACCCTGTACCAGCCCTACCGGGAGCGTCTGGAGGAGCTGGAGAGGAAGGCCCATCAGGCCCTCCACTTTCTCCGCCACCCCCCGCGCAACCTGGACGAGCTGGCGCGTGCCTATAGCGCCGCCTGGGAGCTGGAGAAAATCGCCCACGGTCGCATCTTCCCCCCTCCCTATGAGACCAACTACACCTGGACGGTGTACCCCCGGCTGGAAAAGGAGGTGAAGGGGATCATGGCCGAGGCGGAGGCCGCCCTGGACCGCCCGTGGGGAGCGGTCCTGGACGCCATAGTGGACGTTCGGAGCGTGCGGAAGAAGTGGCCCTTCCAGGACCTGCAGGACGCCCCGAGCCTCTTTCTCCTGATGAGGAGGCTAAACGAAAAGGCCCCCAGGGTCCGTGAGCTCCTGGAAAGCCCCCAAAAGAGCATGGCGAAGGCCATTGCCGCCCTCGAGGGCCTCCTGGCTAAGGCGGAGACGCGGAACATCCCGGTGTCCCGCCTCCGCTGGGTGGACCGGCCCCGGGAGCGGAAGAAGGTCCCGGCCTCCCACTTCCTCCTCCCCAAGGAGCGGAAGTTCCCCTATAGGAACAAGGACGGCTCCATAAACTGCCGCCTCCTCAAGGCGGCCATCTCCCGGGCCGCCCAGCACGGCTATTCGGAGGTGGAAAAGAAGGCCCGCAGGCTGTACCAAAGGCACTGTGCGAAGGAGTGAGGCCTACTCCATCATTCTGGAGCACCTGAAGCTTCCTCCTCCCGAGTTTTCGGAGGAGGAGCTTTCTACCCTCCTCCGCTTCATCTCCGCCTCCGGCATCCGCCCCGAGGGGCCCGGGGGGGCCCCCTTCTCCCTGGAGGGGAGGCGCTACCTCGAGCCCCTCTACCAGGAGCGCCGGGACCGCCCCTACCGCCGCCTAGTCATCATGAAGGCGGCCCAGATGGGCTTGACCACGCGGCTCATGTACCGGGCCGCCTGGTGGACGGCAGACGCCCGGCGAAAGGTGGACGTGGCCCTCATGTTTCCCACGGAAAGCGCCGTCCTTGACCTCCACAAAACCCGCTTCCGCCCCATGATGCGCTCCTCCGCCCGCATGATGCGCCTCATCGCCGACGTGGACGCGGTGGAGGTGGTGCGGATCGGGGTCAGCAACATGCGCTTCCGGGGGATGCGGAGCGGCATCAGCGTGGACTCCATCCCCGTGGACGTCCTCCTCTTTGACGAGGTGCGCCTAATGGACGTGGCCACGATTGAGCGGGCCTTTGCCCGCGTCTCCGCGTCCCGGGTGGAGGACGCGGAGGGGAGGCGGGGGATCATCGAGCTCAACTCCACCGCCGGTTTTCCGGGGGCGGACATAGACTACTACTTCCGCCGCTCCACCCAGCGCCACTGGCACACCCGGTGCCCCAACCCCCTGTGCCCCAACCACAAGGGCTTCGTCATGGCCTTCACCTGGCCTGAGTGCGTGGACCCGGACCGGATGGTCTACCGGTGCCCCAAGTGTGGCCGTGAGATCACGGACCCCCAGGACGGCTTTTACGCCCCCCTGGGCCCGGAGGACGCGGAGTGGGAGGGGTACGCCTTTTCCCAAATCCTCCTGGGGCCGGGCCGCCTCCCCGATATATGGCGGGCCTACCAGCGCATGGTAGTGGAGGGCCAGAACCCCTCGGAGTTTTACAACTCCTACCTGGGCCTTCCCCACCGGGACCCGAACGCCATCCTGGTCACGGGGGAGGTGATGGACCGGTGCCGGGGGCTGGACCCCTCCTACCGCTGGCCCGCCCCGGGGCCCCACCCCGAGGGGTGGTGGACGGCGATGGGGGTGGACCAGCGGGGGGTGGAAAAGCACGTGGTCATAGCCCGCTGGGGGCCTGGGGGGAGGGTGTACCTGGCCCATCTGGAGATTGTGGAGAGGAGCGGGGAGGAGGCCTCCGCCTACCTGGCCCACCTGGCCCGGGAGTGGGGGGTGGACATCGTGGTCATAGACGCGGAGCCCTCCTACGACCTCGCCGTCTCCGTAGGCCGCCGCCTCCCCCGGGGGATGGTCTGGCTGGCGGACTACGTGCACGGACGCCCCCAGCCCATAGAGTGGAGCGACCAGAGGGACCGGGAGGCCATCCGGAAGAGCGCCGGGGAGGCGAAGTGGGAGTACCTGGTCTTCCTGGACCGGTACAAGCACCTCCTCCAGGCCCAGATGCTTTTCGTGAACCGCCGGGTGGCCCTTCCGGTGGACTTCGAGGCCCGCGTCCAGGAGCTCCGCCGCATGGGCCAGAGGGTGCCGGTGAGCTTGGGCCTCGAGTTCAGGGCCCATTTTGAGAACATCGCCCGCGCCACCATCCCCCGCCGCCGGAAGGACGAGCAGGGCCGGGTGATCGAGGAGGAGCCCGAGTATACGTGGCGCCACCTCGCCCTAGACCCCCACTTTGTGCACGCCTGGGGCTATGCCGTGGCCGGGCTCATGCGCCGGGGCGGTACTACCGAGGTGGTACGGCCTAAGGAGGAGCGCCCCACCCCCTACCAGGGCCAGCTCCCCCCGGAGCTCCGCCCCACCCCGCCCCCCGTAAAGGGCGCATGCGCCGGGTGCCGCTTCTTCCGGGAGAACCCGGAGGGCGGCCTGGGGTGGTGTGAAAACCCCCTAGTGGCGGCCTCCCTGAACGCCCAGCCGCCGGTGCGCACCTCGCCCCGCACCACGGGGTGCAAGTTTTTCAGGAGCCCTTGAGAAAGAGTCTGGGGAGGGTGTTCAGGAGGTACCCCAAGACCAGCATGAGGACGGACCACAAAAGGGTTTGCACCGTGCTGAACCCCTGCCCCTGGGTGTCTATCTTTGACTTGATCTCCCTAAGGTCCTGCTTGATCTCCGACACGTCCTCCGGGAGGCGCTCCAGGCGCTCCACCCTCCGCTGGACCTCGGAGGTGATGGCCTCCATCCGCCCGAGCTCTTTGGCGATGGCCTCCAGGCCGTCTATGCGCCTTTGCACCTCCCGTATGAGGACCGCGTGCTCCCTCATCTGGCCCTCGAGGGTCTCCAGGCGTTGGTAAATCCTCCCCTCTCCTACCTCCATAGTATCCCGACGCTCAAGGAAACGTACCCGATGCCCAAGGACAAAGCTCCCCACCACTCCCCAGACTGGAGGAGGAAGGCCAGGTAGGGATAGGCCGTCATGCCGCCGCCTTCGAGGCGCACCTCCAGCCCCCCCGCCACCTCCAGGGGGCCCAGGGCCACCACGCGCTCCTCCGCGTAGCAGGCCGCCCGCAGGGGGTAGAGGTCCACCCGGCAGGCGGCCCGCCCAGCGGCCCAGCTAGAGGAGGCGGCCCCGATCAGAAGCGCCGCTAGAAGGACCCGCATCGCCGCCTCCACCCAACGCCTTCCGCACCTGCTTCACGGCCTCATAGAGGCCGGACGCGGAGAGGGCCGCGTACACCCCGAAGAGGAGGGCCCCACCCGGGAAGGGGTAGTCCTGGGGGAGGAGGCCCGCGTACCCCAGGATCAGGGCGAACCCCAAGGAGAGGACGGTGTTCACCAGGTACACCATCCCCCCCCTGAGCCCCGCCGCCCTTTTCAGGCCCTCGGTGATGGCCGCCACGAACGCCCCCAAAGCCGCCGGTTCGGTGAAGAGGGTCGTGTCCATGCCTCCACCCTAAGGGGGGTCAGGGGTCATACCGGTTTATGCCAAATTCTTCACGGCACCCGGATGAGTACCGTCGGCCCCTCCCGGTAGTAAGGACCTAGGCCCATCTTCCTTCCCCCTCCCACGGTTCCAGCACAAGGGTGGCCCCTGCACCAGAACGGGCTTGAGGGGAGACAGGTCTCTCGGCACCTCAAGCCCAAGGAGGGGAAGGAAGAGACCTACCCGCAGAACCCGCCAGGGATTGGCACCGTAGGAGTTCCTTCCGTCGGTTGACCCCTTCCGGCTCCCTGGCGAGCTCCGCGGGCTTAACAGGGCCAAAGTCTTCTCGGCTTTGGCCTTCTCGCGGGATAAACGACGCTTCAGGTAGGGGTTCTTCTCGGCCTTTACTCCCTCCTTCAGCTGTTCCACCCGCTCCCGGTAAAAGGCTTCTCCGTTTTCCCGGAAGCGGGGGTCGTCAAGCAAGGCCCGGTAATTCTTCGGAAGCTTTTCCTCAAATCCTAACGCCCTCCTTCCAATCACGTAGGCCGCCGCTACGTCCTTGGAAAGGGAAAGCTGTGGAGGGTACTTCAGCATCCCGATCGTGGAGGTGTCCTGGGGGTTGACCTGGACGATTTCAACGCCCTTTTTCAGGGCCAAGGTGTGAATCTTCCTCAGAAGGGAAGCGTAAGCAAACCTGTGTTGGAGTTTCCTAAAGTTGCGGCCTGAGCCGTCTCCCCTTCTGGATTTACGCAGGTGCTTCAAGCGCTCGGTGGCGATGGCGACCCCATTGGCCACGGCGAAGTCCGTGACCTCATGGGCCACCATCCACAAGAGGGTTTCCTTGGCCCCACGATAGGGAGCTCGGTCCACTTGGTCAAGGGGGAGGGTGAAGTAATGGCGGAGGTTCCCATCCGGGCCGACCAAGGCTAAAGCGATGTGATACGGCTCGGCATTCGCGTCCAGGGCGAGAATGCCTTTGTCCTTGGTGTGGACGAGAGGTGGAGCCTTCTCCTCCCAGGTGAAGTTGGCGTAGACCTCCCCCTCCTTCAGGCTTAGCTCCACGTTGTAGGCCTCCCGGGCGTACACCCTTTGGAGGAGCTGACCTAGGTTGGGGTGGGTGGTCTGGACAAGGACGTAAGCGTAGGTCCCGTTTCCCAAGCTGATCCGCA